TATTGCGTATTGGGAAGAGTTGAGCGACTTAGTTAGTGGTAAAAGCAAGATGCTAGAAAGTCTCAACAAACAACTGGATACGCTTAAGTCACAAGAACAAACTTTAATTCGTGAACTTGCACTTCAAAAAGCTTTAGGTGCAGGAGCAGCGCAGATATTGCAAACAGAACTAGCGATGCTTAAAAACAAGCAGGCGCAAGCGGAAGCAGCAATGAAAATAGCTTATCTAGAAAAAGATAAAGCAAAGTTTTTAGAAGCGCAACAGCAACAATTGCAAGCTATCAATGACTACGAATTAAGAAAAATCAAAATATACACCGACGGTAAAGCGTTACTTGATAAAATTCGAGCGGGTAAAAATGATGAATTTAATAAACAGCTTTTACAAAATCAAGCGTTCCAAGTTTACAAAGATCAAACGGAACAATATGGTGTATTGCAACAACAAAACAATCAGCAAGCAAAAGAACTGACTAATCAAATTGCTGACGCACAACGTAACGGGAATAAAGCGTTAGAAGAAAAGTTACGTTTGCAAAAATTAGATTTGTACAACCAAAACATCAACCTGCAAAAGGACAAAGACGAAATGTGGAACGCGGGAATGGCTGCGAAAGAAGAAGTTAAAACGGAGAAAGAACTAGCTGCTATTGCTGCACGAAAAGCAAAACAAGCAGAAAGAAAAAACGCAGCAGATGCGGCAAGTAAAAAATTAGCCGACGACATTCTTGCAGTCGAAGAACACATGGTTGAAGTTCAACGTTCTTTGATGGCTGAAAAGGATCGTGAAATTTTACTATTACAAGAAAAGCAAGCGCAAGAATTAAAGACATACGAGAAAGGAAAAAAGAGCGCGGAAGATTTGGCTAAACTAAAAACTTCACACGCTACTGAATTAAAAATTCTAACGGATAAGTACGACAAAGAAGCGCAAGAAAAAGAAGCTGAAAAGTTAGCGAAAGAAAAAGAAATTGCTGAAGAAACTAAAAAACAAAAAGAAAAAGAGCTTGCCGATTTACAAGCTATAATAGATGCAGCGGATAAAGCAAACATTGAATCTGAAAATACTCAACAAGAGCGGGATTTAATAGCATCACAAGAATACTATCTTACTTTAAAAGAACAGGCTAAGGCAGCAGGCTTAGACACCGCAGCATTGATTGAAGAACAAGGACGCAAAGAGAATGAAATAAAAGAAAAGTACCGCAAAGAAGACGAAGCTAAACAACAAGCAACGCAAGACTTCAGACTGAAGCAATTAGGCGAATCATTCGCAGCACTTGGAGCGTTAAACGACGCGTTCACAAAGAAGGGACAACAACAATCAAAGAAACAATTTCAGATTCAAAAAGCGTTGAATCTCGCGTCGGCTGTAGTCGATACTTACGGTGGTATCAATAGAGCGTTGAACGACAAGACAATGCCTTCAACAACAGCGCGTATAATACAAGCGTCAATCGTTGGCGCAATGGGACTGGCTAACGTTATAAAAATATCAAAGACAGAATACGGAAACGCGTCCGCACCTTCGGGAACATCCCCAAGCGCGGGCGGTGGTGGCGACGGTGGCACAACCGCTCCTTCACCTGCGAACTTCGCCTTCTTGCAAAACCAACCCAACCAACAACCACCGCTTCAGGCGTACGTCGTAGGAACGCAGGTGTCGAGCAATTTAGAAGCGCAACAATTAATTCAAAATCAATCTCGCTTAGGCGGTTAAAAAAAACAATATGAAAAAAATTAAAGTTATTGAATACGGAATCGACGACGCTGGTTTGTTGGGCGTTTTTTGTATAAGTATGGTTGAACAACCTGCAATAGGTGTGGACTTCGTTGCACTAAGCGAACAACACAGCGTCAAGTTCAAAGAAGATTTTAGAGGTCTTTTATACGGTGCTTTGCTTATTCCCGACCAACTCATTTACAGACGCAACGACAAGACCGAAGAAGAATACTACGTTAAGTATTCGAAGGACACCATTCGCGCTATTGCTTACAATTACTTGAAGCAAAACATGACCAACAACGCAACCGTTGAACACGCGAAAACTGTTGAAGGTGTGTCGTTGGTTGAAACGTGGATCATCGAAGGCGAAAACGACAAGTCTAAAAACTTTGGCTTCGACCTTCCAGAAGGAACGTGGTTCGGTTGCATGAAGGTCGAGAACGACGACGTGAAAAAACAGATACAAAACAAAGAAGTTCTTGGTTTCTCAATCGAAGGAAAATTTGAAGTTGAGAAAGAAATGTACATGAGTAAGCACGACGAGTTCGCTGCCATTCTTGACGAAATAAACGAACTTCTAAAAGGCGAGTAATGAACATCGAAGCGGGTGGTTTCTTAAAGTTGGAACTATTCAACGACGACGCTAACCTGTTTCTAAACGCACTCACGAAGATAACGAATGAGGGCGGTAAAATGGGGTTCAAAAGTTACGGACTAAGCGAGGACGAAATGAAGACGCTAAACTCGATACTTGATTCTTTAGGATAAAAAAAACGGGGGTAACTACTCCCCCGTTCAAACCTAAAATCAAAATGTAATCAATGAAAAATCGAATTACGAAACAAATCTACGACATTTTATATTTAGGTACTAAACATTTAATAAACACTTATATGAATTTACGAGAAAAAGTAAATGCACTATTCGCTAAACACAACGTATCACTCACAGCGGAAGAAACCGTTGTTGACGTGAAGCAAATGGTTGAAGCGATTCTTGCAGACGGAACGAGTATCTACTCGGACAGCGACACTTGGGCACCAGGCGTTCGTGTATTATCAAAAGACGCAGACGGCAATGAGGTTGTTGTTGCAGACGGAGAATACACAACAGCGGAAGGCGTTATTGTAGTCGTTGCAGACGGACTACTTGTTGAACTTAAGCCAATGGTTGAAGAAGAACCAGAGGTTAAAGTTGAAGAAGCTGAACAAGCAAAAGACGAATCACTAAGCAAAGAGGTTGAAGGACTTTTGTCGTTGGTTGCTAAGTTGGAAAGCGAACTTTCAGACGCTAAAAAAGCGAATGAGAATCTTTCTTCTGAAGTAACAAAATTAAGCGCACAGCCTGCCGCTACTTCAATCAAGGAAGTAAAGCAAGCAAAACAAACACCTTCTAAGCCATACGCTAAAATGTCGGCTGAGGAGCGTTTCTTATTTCACCTTAAAAAATAAAAAAAACAAACAATAAAAAATGGCTACTACTACAAATTTAACTACCACCTACGCAGGTAGAGAAGCAGCAGGATATATCCGCGCTGCGTTTTTAAGCAACGAATCACTTTCTGCGCTTACAGTAAAAGAAAACATCGAGTACAAACAAGTTGTTCGTCGCTTAGTTGACAACGTAACTTTTGCAAACGCTACTTGTGACTTCACACCAACAGGAACAGTTAACTTAACTGAGCGTATCTTGACTTTAGAGAAATTCCAAGTACAGCGCGAATTGTGTAAAAATACGTTTTTATCGGATTGGGAATCGTCCTCAGAGCAAAACGGAGAACTTCACGCTTCATTGACTGACGCTTTAATTGCTAACGTTATGGCAGGTGTTGCAGCACGTAACGAAATCTTGATTTGGCAGGGTGTTAACGCTAACGCAGGTGAGTACGCAGGATTCGAGACATTGTTCTTGGCTGATGCTGCTGTTCTTGACGTTGCTGATCCAGAGGCAATCACTTCTGCAAACGTAATCGACGAAATGAACAAACTTGTTTTAACACTTCCAACACGCGTTCGTCGCGCTACTGAGAAGCCTGTTATCGCGGTTTCTTCAAACGTTGCAGAAGCGTTCAGAACTGCTATCTTAGGTCTTGGCGGTGGTTCTTACTTGTACCAAGGAGAAACTGTTAAGATGACTTGGCAGGGACAATACGACATCATCGAGTGTCCTGGTATGAGCGACGACACAATGGCTTTCTATCAGAAGTCAAATTTGTGGTTCGGAACTAACTTACTTGACCAATGGAACACCGTTGCTGTTTTAGATATGTATCAGTACGATCTATCAAACAACGTTCGTTTCTCTTGTTCATTCTTCGCAGGTGTTCAGTACGGATTCGGTGACGAAATCGCGTTCTACCAATACACTGCATAATCTCAACCATTCTAACCCTTGCACGAATTGAGGTAGCGGCATAAACACCGCTCCTCTTTTGTGCTAATAAAAAACATACAAATATGGCATGTGAATTAAGCACAGGTTTTACACTCGATTGCAAAGACGGCATCGGTGGAATTAAGCAAATCGTTTTGTTAGATCAAAATTTAGTTACAGGTATAACCTTAGACGGTTCTGAAGTAATCACGGCAATTGCTGGTCCAACAGATGCAGATTTGTACACTTACGAATTACCAACACAAACAGGTTCTTTCGAAGAAACAATCAACTTCAATCGCGATGCGGGTACAATTTTTTACACGCAGACCGTGAACGTAATGCTTAACAAATTAAGCGCGGCAAAGCGCCTTGAATTGCAAAGCGTTGCACAAGCTCGC